AGTCGCAGGCGTCCGGCGTCGACGCGACCGTGGCAAAGCCTGAGATCACCCTGCCGGCTCCTATCCTCGGTGTCGATCCAACGATCCCGCTGCCGCAGTGGACCCAGATGGGCCTGATCCCAAGCGGAGGCTGGGATGTGACGCTCGGTCAGGCCGTGCGAGGGAGCTGGTAAATGAACGGCAGGGAAGCCCGCGAAGTTGTCGAGCTGATCCGTCGCATGGGGCCGGCAGTGCTATCGACGACGCCAACCTCACCGAACATGCGGAGGGCGGTCGGCGCGCTGGTCGCAAACACCGAGATCATGCTGTCGCGGGTCTGGTTTACGCAGGCATTCATCTTCTGCCTCGATCTGGCGCGGCGGGAAGGTGCGACGCTGGCAACGATGGGCCGCGTCCGGAAGGCAGCGCTTGCTGAAACCCCGGTCGGTTTGCCGGCGATCGCCGCGCAGCAGGCCGTGATCCGCCTGTCGCTGTCCGCCGAGGCGCGGATCATCATCACGATGGATTTCAAGTCACGCGACGATGTGCAGTCGGTGTTCACCGAAATGCAGACGGCGTTCCTGCAAGCGGCGGAGGTTGCATCCGACGCACTCGATGCGGCTGGCTACATGACAATCACCGGGCTGCAAGCCTCGGTGGTGAAGTATCTGACGGATCAGGGGCGGCGGCTGCCCCGGGTGATCCCGTACAAGAACGTGGCAGCGATCCCATCGCTCGTAATGTCGCAGAGCCGCTACGGCGACGCATCCCGCTCGGATGAGCTGCGGCTCGAAAACAAGGTCATCCACCCGGCGTTCATGCCGATGGAAGGCCGGATGCTGGCGGTGTAGCCATGGCGAGACCGGAGGAAGTCGCAGTCGTCAAGGTCAACGGTCGCGAGTATGGCGACTGGACGAGCGTGCTTGTGACGGTCGAGTTCATGAGCTGGTTTCCAAAGTTCTCCGTCGAGATCACCGAATTTTCCGAAGCGCCATCGACGACGCTGGTCCGCGCGCAGCAAATCCTGCCTGGCGATCTCGTCGAGGTTTTGCTCGCCGGTTATCTGGTCGTCACCGGCTTTGTCTCGGAGCGGCACGCGGCTTATGACGGCAACAACCACGCGGTGCGCATCAACGGCGTCGGCATGTCGTGGGACCTGACGAAGTCGTCGGTGTGGACGCAAAGCGGAAGCTTCGACAACAAGAGCATCACCGAGTTCACCCGGGAGATGCTGAAGCCGACCGGCGTCGGCCTGAAGGTGATCGGCAATGTCGATAACACGCCCTTCGAGAATATCCATGTTCAACCGGGCGAAGTGATTGCGGGCGCAATCGAGCGCTATGCAAAGATGCGCAAGACGATCGTCGGCTCAAACGAGTTCGGTGACCTGACGCTGGTTGGCGATCACAGCGCAACGATCGCGGACTATCTGATCGAGGGCCGGAACATCAAGGCAGCGAACTGCGTGATCCGGGATGTCGAGGTCTATCGGCGGTACATCGCGCTCGGGCAGCAGAACTCGAATGACAGCCACAACGGCGACAAGGCCAACAAGCAGGTCGCAGAGGAGCAAGGCGACGCAAATCAAGGGCGGGGCCGGGTCCACGTCGAGCCGGCTCCGATCGCTGACAGCGAGCACGGCGTGCGCCAGCTCGCGAAGTTCACGAAGAACATGCTCGAAGGGACGCGCATCGAGGCGCATATCACGGTGCAGGGGTGGTTGCGGGAAAACTTCGAGCTGTATCGGGCTGGTGCCTACTATTGGGTGCAGTCTCCGATGCTGGCGCTGAACCAACTGCTGGGGACGCAGTCGATAACCTATGCGCAGGATGCAGGCGGCACCTATACCGTCCTGACGCTGGTCGATCCGAACCATATCAACGGGGGCTATGAGAAGGTTGATCTTCCGCCGCTGACCTCAACCGCACCGCTGGGGCCGCTCTGATGCACTACAACACGATCCGAGACCTGTCATTCCGCGTCGCGCATATGTTCTCGCGCGTGACGATCAACGAGGCGAATGCCAATCCGAAATGGCAGGAGCTTTCGATCGACGGGATGAACAACGACAAGCGGCAGAACGTCGAGTTCGTGCAGGGCTACGGCTTCGTGGCCACCGTCTTGCCGCGCGACAAGGAGGAGGGAAAGCAGAGCGGTCAGTCAACATCCGGAGGAACGCAGCCCGAGAAGCCGAAGGGGCCGGCCGCAGAGGGAATTGCGGTGTTCATGGGCGGGCAGCGCAATCACCCGGTGATTATCGCGGTGGATGATCGCCGGCACCGTCCGCGCGGACTGAAACCCGGCGAGAGCGCGCAGTACGACGATCAGGGGCAGATGACCCTGATCAAGCGTGATGGGATGTTCTTCGTCTCCCCGAAGACGATATCGATCCGCAACGCGACGAAGGAAAAGCAGCCCGAGGGCGAGGCCGGCAATGACTTCAAGCATGAAGCGGAAGACGGCAACGTCACCGCCGAGATCAGGGTCACGGACGGAAAAATTCAATTTCTGATCGGCGGTCAGATCCTTGGTGAGGTCACCGCGCAGGGCTTCTGCATCGGCGGCTCGATGGATGACGACCAAAAGCGCGAGGTGTTCCGCTACAAGGACATCGACGACGGCGGCAACACCCCGGTCAAGTACGCAAAGAAGGCGTTCGGCATATGAGCGATATCAAGTATCGACAAGAGGTCGGCTTCCCGCGCTACGCGGTCGAACTCGACTGGCTGCTGTCACCGCTCAACCTGCTGGAGGACGGCCCGTCACTCATGAGCGCAGCGATCATCGCGCTCGGGACCGATGCACGCGCCGCCGCCGACGATGTGCTGCCGAACCCCGACGACACCGATCGGCGCGGCTGGTGGGGTGACACGGACGCTGCGGAAATCTGGGGCGGCTGGCCGGTCGGCTCGCGGCTGTGGCTGCTGTCGCGGGCGAAGATCACGGGGCCGCTGGCCGGCGAGGGCGGCACGGTGGAGCGCGCCGAGCTGTACGCAGCCGAGGCAATGAAGCCGTTCGTGGATGCGCGCATCGCATCGAATGTGGATGCCGTGGCCGAGCGCATTGACCGGCAGCGGATCGACGTGGGAGTGACGCTGTTTCGCGGGCCAGAACCGGCAGTGGAGCTTCGGTACGCAGAGCTGTGGGAAGAACTCGGGGGACAGTAAATGCCTTGGACTACACCGACGCTAAAGACGGTTCGCGGCCAGACCCGAGACTTCGTTCTCTCGGCACTCGGCGCGGTATCGTTTGTTCCGAACAGTGCGCTCCGCATCATGTCAGACGCCATGAGCGCTCTTGCGCATCTGACGATGCTCTATCTCGACTGGCTCGCGAAGCAAATGCTTCCCGACACAGCCGAGACCGAGTTTCTTGATCGACACGGTGTGATCTGGCTCAAGAATGCCGACGGCTCGCTCGGTCGAAAGGCAGCGTCATTTGCTGCCGGCACGGTGTCGGTAACGGGCGTTGACGGCACAATCGTTCCGGAAGGGACGCTGCTGCTTTACGGTGCTGACCTGAATTTCCAGACGACCGATGAGGTGACAGTCGGCGTTGGCGGAACGGTTGAACTCCCGGTGGTGTGTCTCACGGCCGGCATCGTCGGCAACGTCGATGACGGTGATGTGATGACCATTTCAGTCGATGGCATCGACGGCGCGGCGACCGTGGTCGAGATGGGCGGTGGAACCGATGCCGAGAGTGACGACCAGCTGCGTGAGCGCATCCTGCTCCGCATCCAGCAGCCGCCGATGGGAGGCGACGCATCCGACTATGTGCTGTGGGCACTCGCCGTAAACGGTGTGACCCGGGCGTGGTGTTCGCCGCTTGAGATGGGCGTCGGCACGGTGACGGTGCGGTTCATGATGGATGACCTTCGCGCCGGCAACGGTGGCTTCCCGTTGCAGGAGGATGTCGAGGTCGTGCGCGAATACCTTGAGACGCAGCGACCTGTTGCGATCAAAGATATGTTCGTGGAAATCCCGATCGCGATGCCGGTCGATGTGAAGATATCCGAAATGTCGCTGGACACTGAGGAGGTCAGGGCGGAGATCGAGGACGCGCTCAATGCGATGTTCCGAAAGCGCGCTGCCCCGGCGCACTCGACCAACGGCGTGCCGCAGCCGGCGCAGACGATGTACGAGGTCTGGGCAGCCGAAGCGGTGTCGGGGATCATCGATCATTTTCATCTTGAGATGGGTGA